CAGCATTCATGCGGATAGCATTCATCGGCATGGGCCATGATTGCTTTTTTGGTTTTTGCTGTAAGTTTCATAAAACCTCACAATAAACTTGATGCAGGGAACCCGCCAAAAGGTAATGGCTTGTTTTCACCAAATCGTAAGCGGCATGAACGCAAACTCCCACTACATCGATCTAAAGCTGGATCATTGGTAGGCTCATCTTTATCGGTGAACATTGCCGCTCCGGTATATCCACATTCCTCACCACGGTAATTTCCCATCATGCACCAATGACAAAGTGAAGTAATTTGACGTACAGGAATTTTCAACCCTTCAAAATCAATTGGATTTGAAAGCTCAAAGGTCACTTGCTGGGCATTTTCGGATGTTTTTTGCTCGATATACCAAAGCTGCTCCTTGAACTCATTTGAAGCAGTAGGATTACCTGCCGTGAAGTTTTCGGCATCCAGATATTTAGCCAGCGTGGTAATGACTTTAAGTTTCGCCCCAGCAAAGTCTTTAAACTGGAGACAATAAGCAGAAACAGCATTTTGAATGCCATTAATGTTGTTTGCCATTGTTAAAGTGGGTGCAGAAGCCTTGCCATCCGAGCGCATCTCTAAGCCAGAAACTTCAAGTGCCATTGGCTCAAAGACTTGTCCTTGCCAGATGATGTTGCGCATCCAGACTTTCTGATCGCCAATATTAAAAACTTTATCGGCCTTGATCGTTGCTGTGTCTGCTTTCCAGCTCGTTAAATCCGCAGAGACATAAATCTTTTCCCAATCTTCGTATGAGATATGCCCATGGAATCGCAAAATGCCAGCTCCTAGAGCGCTGGCATCTAATTCATACAGGGTGATTAACCCATCTACATAAAGTTTCTGGAAATCACTATTCAGTGTCATCTGGTAGTGTCTCCTCTAATACAACTTCCTCATGGAAACGGATGTCAATATTACGACCCTCAGGAATATCTACGGGATTTTCCAGATCAGGAACAATCGAAGCAGTTTCAATATCAAACTTCTTCTTATAGGTCTTGATGGAAATATCATTGTTTTCAAGTTGCTTATAAGCTACAGCAACCAACACATTGCCGTTTGCATCCTTTGGCATTTCGATATACCAACCTTCTTGAGCAAAACCAAGAGAGCCTTTAATTAAGTAATCACCAACACCTAATTTTTCTAAAGTGATTGGCTGTTTTTGTGCGTCATCATTTAACTCAATTGAGTCAGCAAAGAGTTTGGCAACGGGTGAAGCGGATTTAATAAATCCGTTTGCATCGACTGTGGTGTTATGCTCTCCGCGCAATGCGTACCACGGTGTATAAGAGCCTTGATATGATTTACGTCTAAAGCCGATATATGTTGCTGAAGTTGCAATACTTAAATTAGCAGCATGTTCAATAGCACTACTCGCATTCAGCCCAAGAATATATTGTGCCTGTGCCATAGGATAATCACCTGCAGCAGTTGCGCCTACACTAGTGCCTTGTAATCCAATAAATGAACCACCTGCATCAAAATTGGATAATGCTGTTGACCCCAAGTTTTTATTTGCAGCAAAACCATTGTTAAGTAATCGTTGATAGTCTAATGAATTGCTACTAATTAAACGTGTCCACGGACTCCAAGTCGCACCTAAATCTGAAGTCGATCGAAAGAAAAAGTTTCCGCTTACTGAACCACCAGTTAACGGAATATAAATTTGTGCTCTATAGTTATTTGTCCCACTGATATCAGTGACAATCAATGTTCCCACTTGACCTGCAACTGGGAAATTTAAAGCCAGCGTTCCAGACGCAAAAGTATCATTGCCATAAAAACCAGGAGTAATGACTTTATTTAAATCTCCAGATGCATCTATGTCTGTAACTCGAATTCCACGCCCGATACCAAAATTTCCAACTGCTAAAGATCGCCCTAAAGTTGCATCTGTATTGCTGGCAGTTTTTGTCATTGTTGCAGCATCACCCAATCCTAAATTAGTCCGTGCAGCCGCTGCCGAAGTTGCGCCTGTCCCCCCTTTTGCAATTGGTAGAGCTGTGGGGAGTGTGGTTGCATTAGTGGTTCCGGTTAGGAAATCATATAGCTCAGAAAAGTTGGCATTCACATACTGGAAAGCTGTTCGAGCTGGTGTTCCTGATCCGTCATTTGCAGCTGAACCAACATTAATAACTTGCTTAGTCATTTTCTTGCTCGCATAAAAAAAGCCCCTAAAGAGGGGCTTCAAAGAGATTAAAAATTAAGGATAAAAGACTTGGGTGAATGTCGTAGAGATTTGCCAAACATCACCGCCTAAACAACGGGGTTGATATTCACCTGTTTTTACTCGGACCTCACCGTCTAAAGGTGAATCCCAAAGAAACGAGTCAGCTCCTTTATGGTCATCAAAGAATGCTTTGATTTGCATAATTTCGGCTTTATACGCTGTCCGCTGGTAAGTCCATTCACCAGATTTATTGTTAATACCAACGGATGTTGTTTGCTCATAACCGTCACCAAATTTAGTTGATAGCGTATTAAAGCGTTGAGTCTGATTATTACTTTCCAGGTCACATTCAAAAGTAAATTTAAGATCACTCATAAATTTTTCTCACAAAAAAAGCCCGCATGAAGCGAGCTTTTAATAGCCATATCTAAAGTATGACCAGATTAATAAAACTATACCGTAAATAACACAAAAGTGGAAACTAGATCGAGCACTACTTTGATAACAAACCACCCTGTCTTTGCTCTTGCCGAATAATGGTTCTTACAGCATTACCAATCAACTGGCCTAGCTGTTTTGAATCATTCTGAGTCTCAGTTTTGCTTGAGCCATCAGAGCTTACAGTGACATAAACAGTGATCGGGGTCTCGTTCGAATTGGATTGCTTTTGGTTCGAATTAATCGCTTCAAATTGTCTAGACTCTCTTCTCGTTGCAATGGCATCAGATTGATTGTTTGATACATAGCCACCGTTAGCATAACCACTTGGTGAACTCGTCCGCATAGATTCGACAACACTTACCCCACCCCAGCGTTTAATATCTTCTTGCGACCAAACAACCTCACCTTTATGCACAATCCCTGCTGGAGTATGTTTAAGCCCATTTCCTGTATAGCCGCCATCAGAGAAGCCGGCTATAGTTTGTCCAGCGATCAGACCAACATTCGCCATCCCCATCCCAAGCACAAGGTTGGCTGCTGTTGATTTGCTAATTACATCCAAATACCACGGACTTGCTAGAATCTGGTTATACGCCTGTAACGCGCTAATTGTGGCTGAGCCAATTGCGAATGCTTGCTGTGCTATATACATGCCCTTGTATATACCAGATTGCTCGCCCGCTGCATTTTTAACAATTCCAGTCATATTTGACCAGTAGCCACTAAGCTGACTTGTTAAGCTACCAAGTTGCCCCAATTGGGTTTCAAAAAGTGAGCTATTCAGGTCCCGTTCATCTTGAGCATATTTTTCATCCAGTGCTTTTCTGGATTGTAAATATTGCTCTCGCGCTGCCAATAATTGCGAGTTCCTCTGTTCCTCATCAGCAATTAGATTAATACCATTAATTTGGTCTATATATGTATTTAATAGCCCTCCTGCATCAGTTGAATACCGATTTTGCAAATCCCATTGAGCATACTCTCGCGGGTCATTTTGTTGAAATACTTGTTGTGAAGCATTAAAACCGCTCTGAAAAACCTTATCTGATGCGCTATCTAAAGTCTGAAATTGCCCCATATTATTAGCGCTAAGCAACCCAGCTTTTAGTTTGGCATCTCTAACTTTTTCAATCTCTTTTAACTCGGCTTGATACCGCCTTACTGCTAGCTCAGTCTCGCCCATGTATGAGCTTTTCGCCTCAAGTAACTGTTTTTCACGAGCCAACTCTATAAGCTCAAGTTCTTGCTGCTTTTGCAATTCCAGGCCATCTAAAGCAACCTTTCTTTGATCTTCAGAGAGTTTGCCTTCAGCAACTAATCGCAAAGAATTGGTTTTATATGTGTAATCAAGTTTTTGTTCTTCAGTCCACTTATAACCATTTACTTCAAAATCTTGCTGAAGTTTGGCGAGTTCATCTTGAGCTTTATATCGCTCTTTGATTTTAGGAATTAAGGCTGTTTGACCCGTTTGTTGCGCAAGGTTAATTTCTTCGTTACGAGCCTTGGTTCGCTTCGCTTGCTCCTCCTCATATTGCTCTTGAAGGTTTAGACCTTGCTTAACTAACTCTAAACGTGCCTTGATTTGCTCTCCATAGGCTCTATCGCTATCACCATCGGATAAACCGCCTTTGCCAACACCACCAGCAATGATATCGGAATACCTTGAAACCTTAGCTACATACTGCGAAACCTCCTTATTTCGCTCTGCACTGCCTTTAACCTTGCCAGTTTTAGTAAACTGTCTTGCTCCACCCTCACCTGCATTATGGGAAAGTATTGCCTGAGCCAAGTCACCTGTTTTTTCATAAACCTTGGCGATATTATCAATTACAATTTTGCCCGACTTTTCCAAGTCATAACTATCAGCAACAGACATATTGTTCTGTTTACGATAACCACTGGTTGTTTGAAAATATCCTATTGCACCAGTATGACTCTTAGCTTCTCGAATACCTTTAGATTCTTGAGCCAATAAGCCTGCAATTACACTTGATGGTATCCCTTTGCTTTCAGCATATTTACCTAAACCACTCGATTCAATTAAAGCAGCAGATCGCTTGGCTACTTCCAATTCAGCTTGTGTGATTTTAAGTTTTTTCTCACTTTCCTTGGTTTGCTTTCTTTTAGCTTCAGTTAATTTATCTTCTCGCTCCTGTTGTTCTTCGATGATCTTGAGATTTCTAAGTGCGCTATCAATTTCATCTTTAGACAAAATTGCACTCATTCCTTTTGCTTTTTGCAGTTCTAAAATGGCATTAGCTTGAGCAACAGTGTAACCTTTATCAAGCCAACCTGATTTATAGATTGAATCAATAACGCTATCTTTTTGCTTGGCTTGATAATCTTGCAAAGCCTTAGTTGCCTTTTCTGCTTCAGTAGCAGTATTTCCTAAAGCATCAGCATGCTTCTGTTGCTTAATTGCCGCATTTTGTGCTTCATTACCTCCAAGTTTCACTTCAACTCTTAATAATTTAAGTTTCTCAGCTGATAAACTTGCTTTAGATGCATTGTCATCATACTGCGCAGCCTGTTTTTTCAGATTTTCATATAGATCTGTAGGCAACTTAATTTTATTTAGACGTTCAATGGCTTCTGTATAGCTGATAGTTCCAGTTCTCGCTTCTTGGGAAATTTTTTCAACCTCCCTATTTCCTCGTGCATAGTTCTCGATATCAATTAATGCAGACCCTACAGCACGCGATGATTTCTCTAATGCTTTATTTTGTGCATTAAAAGCAGTAGTTAAATCATTAACTGCTTTAGCCTTATCATTGCCAGTTAATTTTTTTAACTCCTCATCAGCTTTCTCAGCAACTTTAGCTTGTTCAGCAAGCTTTTGCTTTGCCTCCTCTGCCTTATTATTAAAATAAGAATAGGCTGCCGCTAATCCCATTACTCCTAATGTTGCAACTCCAGCCCACCCACCAATTAATCCAAACGCCCCTTTAGCTAGTCTCCCTGCAATTGAAGTTGCAGTATTTAGCTTAATTTGAGCTGCTGTTTGTGCATTTGTAGCAGCAGTTACTGCTGCCTGTGCTTGTGCGTATCGAGTTGCTGCCGCTGTTGCGCCAAATTTAGCTTGGGTTTCTGCATTTGTTGCTCGCACATTCGCGAGATGAGCTTTTGCTGCATTCAAAGCAGCGGTAGCTTCTGCATATTCTGCTTGAGCATTTAATACAGATGCTTGGCGGCTCGCTAAAGTTGAAGCCATTCCCTCTTTAATAGCAGCGCTCTTCATCAAAATTGCACGAGTGATATATCCAATACCAACTACTAAAGCCCCATCAGCAATTAAATCTAAATTACTTGCAAGAGTTTGAACTGATCCAGCTAATACCTGTGCCGCACCACTTCCCTTACCTGCTTCGCCAACAAATTTTGTGATCTCGTTGTTTAGGAGTGTGAGAGACTGCCCGATTGTGATATCTGTTTTAGCAAAAAGAGCATCAACATCAGATTCTACATTTCTAAGCGCTTTTACAATTTCTTGTGAAGTAATTTTTCCTTCAGCTGCTACTGAACGTAATTCACCTACAGTAATACCCATACCTTTAGCAATAGCCTTTGCTAGTGCTGGGGTTTGCTCCATTACAGAATTAAGTTCTTCTCCACGCAACGTTCCACTAGCCAAGGCCTGCCCGAACTGAACTAAAGCTGCATCAGCAGCTTCTGCGCTTGCACCACTAATTGCTACAGCTTTAGAAACTGTTTCAGTTAAGCGGGCCGTTTCGTCCATGTTTATGTTTAGTGTTTTCGCATTGTCACTAAAACGCTGGTAGACCTGCAAAACCGAATTCCATGTCGCATAAGTTTTTTGAGCAATTCTAAATGTATCTTCAGTTGCTTTATTTAGCTCAACTTGATTCTTGGTTACTAACTTAAGTCTGTTCTGTAAGCCTGTATACTCATCCATTTTGGATATAGCCGCGCCAACTGTAACAAGACCTGCCATGTGTCCAGCAAGTGCTCTTGTTGCTACAGACAAACTATCCATGGACTTTGATGCAAAGTCCCCTTTCTTTTCTATGCTGTCGAGTTCATTGCCTAGATTTCTTGCGTTTCGTTCCGCATTTTTCGAATCAATAGTAATGACTAGACGTGATTCTTGAGTCATCTTTAACTTTTCTCCAGGCAATAAAAAACCCACTCAGTGAGTGGGTTTTTTAATTAAGTAATACTTACGATGCGTTCAAATTTTGTTGACTATTGGCTACCAGTTTTCATTAGCCTTAGTCGATGTAATTGCTGACTTGTATTGGTCAATTACATTATTAAGTTTTACAGCAATTTTTTGTTGATGCTGCAGAATTGTGATAGGGACTTCTTTCCCTAGGTTGTTCACACCACCTTGAACATACGTCAGATTTGTTCTAGTTACATCATTAATCGTTACTCTTGCTTTACTATCTTTAGTATCAATTTTGATTGTAAAATTAACTCTATCATTTCCAAAAGCACCACAATCTATAAATCCATCACAAGGGTACTGTATATTCCCTTTCCCAATAATAGAACCTGTGCTTTTGTCAGCATACTGAATGACATTATTTGCAGATTTGAATGATTGAGCGATCCATATCTTTGAATCTTCAAATATCTGATCTTTCGATTTATTTGGCACTTCTATTACTTGTGATATCTCTGGCATAGCCTGCTGTGTAGGAGTTATTGGTGTCATACACCCTGCTAATCCTAAACTAAATACCCCTACTGCTAAGAACTTCTGCATAATTTCACCGTTTCTTGTAAAGTCCATCGTTTTTAATAAGTTAAATTTAACAGGTGGGAAATAAAAAAGCCACTCGATTGAGTGGCCTCTCTATTTTAAGCATGTAGTAGCTTTTCAGCACCAGCGGCCAAAAAAGCAGAGCGAGTTTTAAATCTTTTATCTTTACCAACATTATCATCAATCTTCCGAATTAATCGGCTTGGTAAAGTAACATTGATTTTTTCTGGTTTACCTAAGTAACGGCTAACATCAACTTCAGTAACTGCCCAGATCATACCTCTATAATCTTCTTGGTCAATAAACTTACTGACATCAGATGCTAAAGGAATCTCCTCTCCATCTTCTGCTAGGATTTCCAAGTGGCCAGAAATAGCCTCTTTAACATTCTCGATAGCTTCATATAATGTATCGCCTGCGCTGAAACACCCTGGAATATCTGGAACGGAGACACCAAAGGCTTCGGTGTCTGTACCTCTTTCAATAGCAATTGGATATAACATTGCACTCACCTCATGTACAAAATCGTACTGTGAAATAGGACTATATGAGTCTGATTGAAGCGGGTCAATTTAGACCCGCTTGCTTCAAAATGCTTTTAACAGTTCCGTTTGGTAAATCCTTTTTAGGATGAGGGATTGTTACTAATCCCTTTTTGGTTGGGTGTTTGAAGTGATGATGACTTCCTGAAACCCTAACCTCATACCAACCGTCTGCTTCAATCATTTTGATTAAATCCAGACTTTTCACACCGTCCCCTTGTTAACTTGATGAGTCAATTATAACCCTAGAGTTGTTTTTAGTAAATACCTCTAGGGTTATTTTTTTGTTGGACGCTTCATTTTTTTGTGAGAATCATCCAGAAAAATATTATCCATTGCAAAGATACAGTCGTTAAAAATATCTCTTTCGACTGGGATCTCATAATGATCACAATAGGCAGATATAGCTGCAATATCCAAAGCCAAGGGAATGCCTTGCTCATAACGCCTTGAACGGGAAATTACGTTATATGCTGAAAGAATGGCATTGGCTGTAAATGAGTATTCAGGCTTTTGGATGGTTTCAGCTATTTTTAAATTTAAGGCTTTTGCAATTGCTGTTTGTTTCTTGTTGTAGTCGCTCGCTTCTTCTTCTGAGTTGAACTTGGTCCAGTTGTAGAGGTTAATGACTTTCCCACTACTTCATCCTTATATGCATCAGCTTCTTTTTGGATATTTTCCGCCTCTTGTCTCACAAACAACCAAATTGCCACACCAAGATCGCCTAGATTCAACAACTTAATTGCATTTTCCTGCGAATATTCTGGTTCAGACACAATCAGTTCTTGATTTTCGGTTACTTCTTCAAAAACTACGCCTTTCCAGTCCTCAATTAAATGGCAGGCCGCAGCTTCAAGAAGCAATTCATGATATAGCTTGTCGTCTTTACTAGCTTTAGTTACATCATAACCTTTTGATGCAATCTGATTATTTGCACGCTCAAGGGCCACTTGATATGGTTTATATGAGATACCACGTACTTTAAATTCAGCTAATACATTCCCTTCACCATCAATATACTTACGCCATTTACTAACTGTTTTACTAGTCTGAATGCTTACTTTTAAAGCCATTTTAAACTCCAAAAAAAGCAGCCCTAAGGCTGCTATCAGATTGATTAAGGCGCAGGAACTGCTGCTGGTGTACGAGTGATGGTTGGGGCTACTTCAACGACTTTATATTCGAATGAAGCATTTAAAAGATCTGAATTACCACCACTAGGTAATGGGGCAGTAATTTCAGCTTTAGGAATAAAAATTTCATATTTATTCCCATCTGTATCAGTGATTGGAACTTTTAATGAAATTGTTTTGTTAGTGAATTGCTTTTCATACATATCGGATGTATTTCGTGACCAAGCTGCGGTAAATGAACCTGTACCTGTTGCAAGCATTTCTAGGATTGCACGTGCATCAATACCACCACCTAAACAGCGTTGTAGCTGCATAGTGTTATCCCAATTAAATGTAAAAGCGGTCAAGCATGAAATCCCAGCTTGAGAAACGCCGTCAATTAAAATGTCACCTACAGAGACATTCGACATTTTAGGATTGTTATCTGCCGCTGTAATTGTTCCAGCCGGTGCTGAAGAAAATTTTGTACGACCAAGAGCCATAAGGCCGAAAGTCATTGTAATTAAGCCAGCTTCAGGAATATCAATTCCAAAAGTGTTTACATGACATCCACGGAAAACATGGTAGTCATTAACATCTTCAAAGCCACGTAAAACAGAAAATGTTTGACGAAGTGTGCCACCAAAAGTTAATACATTTGACGACCAGTTATTAAAAGCAGCTGCAGCCATTAAGTCTTGAACTAATGAACTGTACTTCGCTTCACATTTTAATTCACCGGCATACTCTGCACCGGTAATCATTGATGAACGTGCAATACGGCCACTTGTGATTGAGTTAGAGTCTTCCTTTGTTACTGTCGCATCAAGGCCATTTTCAGTAAATTCAAAGGTCGTACGTGCGAAGGGTGAAGGTGTGGTACCAACAGTGGTTTCCTTCGCGATTTGTGTTATCTGACGTGCACCACTCGACATATCTATATACTCCGACGTTAGGCATAAAAAAAGCCACCCGAAGGTGGCTATAAAATTAGGGACGTAAAAAAACCGCCCTCAGGCGGTAACTTCTTTAAAACTTAATATCAATCATCCAAATCAACACTTACTCCAGTAACAATATTTAAATTTGGTCCATTTATGCTATTAACATTAGCGAGGCGAATTTTTACATCAGAAATACATAATTTATTAGACAACTGCCATTTACTTAGCTCCTTAGCCATTACATCTGCCAAGTGTCGTTCAAGCTCTTGTTTTTTAATTTCAATTTCTTCTAGCGTCAGCATGTAAGACATATCAATTCACCGTAAATCCAATCGTCACATTGTACTGCAGAAAGTCAGCATCTTTACCCGCATCTATCGTTTGACCTTGAAAGCATTCTAAATGCCCAATCCTGAAATATTCAAAATGTGAAAGTAATGCAACACTTAGAATGGTTATTGCCTGGTCTCCCGTGTCTGGTCTTGCAAAGCATTGAATCAAGATATTCCCAGTACGTCGAGTACAGGGTGTATCGGCTAACCCAGCAATGAAACTTGGACCCCATTTAATGGTTAAGCGGCACCATAAGCCCTTTGCTGGTGCTAAGAAGCCTGGTGCATTTGGATAATGGATTCTTTCTTGAGAAATTCCTGTAAAGGCCATCATACGGTCGACTATTGCTTGTCTAGCTTGCTCTAATGTCATTGGCATCTTAGCCACCATATTTTTGAGTAATGTAAGTGAAAGTAGTGCTGTAAATACCAAGAGGTGCTTGATCAGACCAACCGTTTTCTAATCGCGGACCATAGGCTTTGTTGTTTTGAATAAAGATCAGATTTCCAAGCTTAAACTTGACTGCTTGAACTGCTGCATCTTGAACTGGATTAGTTGATGGTTCACGAACACCATAATCAGCAGTTCCAATAGATACGATATGAGAAGCTCTGTAAGCACCTGTATCAACTGGACTCGAAACTACAAGTGATTGCACGGTATCCATCGTGATTTTCTTTACTTGTTCTTCAGCATTTTTCACCACATCAACACTAAAGCTAGTCGGCTTTTTCCCCTTCCATCCCATTGCTCACCTCGCTTGCTTCGTACATTTCAAATAGGTCTTGAGCGATCGCTTGAATTGAATATGCTTCAAACTCAACACTTGGTTCACTTTCACCCATTCGCTTCTTTACTATTTGCCAAACGTGAACCGCTTCATGTAAAAGCAATCCATATACTTGAATTTGATCTTTATCTGACGTCTCCCCGATCTGGACAATTGCATAAGCACCATTAGAAAAAGTGCTAACCTGGGCATCAGCTCCCATATCCAAAAATTGATCAGCTTCACCCATGTCCTCAAATAGTAGATCCATGTGCAACTGATTTCTTGCGAGTGTATATTTGACATGTTGAAATGGTGATATGTACCACTCAGGCACATAATCGTTATTAACCATGGCCATCCTCTCAGCTTGGTAAGAGTGTTTCCGTAGCTTCTCTACCATCAAATGAATTATGAATAAAAATGCCATCCACAATTTTGGGATGGCATTCACAATGAAAAAAAGTGTGTGGTCTTAAATCATCTGCAGGTACCACTTGAACACTTTCATGAAATTTATATACAACCCAAGACATCACACTCTCCGTAACTGACACTTCCAAATGGTCGCGGCTGGATCTTGTTTAATATGTTTAACTCGAAATGTACCCTGTTCAGTTACCCATTCATCTTCAAGTTTGGGAACCATTGAAACTTCATTCTGCAGCACAGTAGCTTTTTTATCTGTGGCCAGTACTCCAAGTGTTAAAACTTCATACTGACTGTACGAACCAAATAAGACGCCACGACCAGAATAATTTTCAACTACATTTTCAGAAGTGTTAGTTTTAGGATTCCAGCTTGTACTGACTATCCTTTCACACGTAAAAGTATGAACGGCGTCAGCTAGATCCTCGTCAAATGCTTCAGCAATTTCTGCCTGAATTTCGTCACGTAGTCCCATAAATCATGCTCTATAAAGTGGAATTCCAAAGCCATTAAAACTAGCGTTAGGATCCTTCAGATCAAGGGAATCAATAAAATCAATTGCTATCTGCTCAAAGCTGGAAATTGCTTCAGATCCATCTTGATATTCCTTTTCAGACTCAACAGAATCGGCCTTTACTTTCTTACGCTTCAGCTGCTGTTCTTTACCGTTATAAATCACCTTAGCCAAAATACCCTTGATGATTTCACAAGCAGCATCCTTAAGAAGCGGATCTATAGGATCCGGTACAAAACCAATCCGTTTTTTCATCCAGACATTTGCCAGTTGAACCAGACGAGCTTTATCACTATCCGGTGCAAAATCGCTGCCCAAAATTGAATTTGCGTCATCTACAGTAATAAAGCTCATAGGATTATTCCTTCGGAATTAATTTAAGAAGTTCGGCTTTAGTTGCTGATGGTTTATAACCAATGTCTTTACTTGCTAAGTACTCTTTTAATTGATCATTAGACCAATTTTCAAAATCATTAGCCGCCGTTTCTGTTGTCGGATTTTCTGTCGCTTTCCCTGCTTCCAATTCAGCAATACGCGCTTTCATGGCCGCAATATCATTTTTAAAAGCATCAAATTCTGCTTGGATACTTTCCACCTGTGCTTCAGCTGCTTTAGTAGCCTTATCTGCTAGGGTTACAGCATCTTTTAAACGTGAGTTTTCAGAAATCAACTCCGAACTATCACCACTGGCCTGTTCTAAGATTTGGATTTTTTGTTTAAGTTGCCCGTTTTCTTCAACGACTTTTTCACACTCGGCTTTCGCATTATCGATAACCTCTTGCAGTTCAGGTGTAATTCCTACTTCAACATTTACTGTGGCCAAAGTGGTTTTTGCAGGTTCTTCCAATTTGCGAACTTCAACTGGAATGCCCAAATCTTCATAATCATTATGAATTTTCGGATAATCGCCGTAGATGATGACTTCTTCAGCACTACGATTTGGATATTCGTAGTAATCAGGGTTTGCAATTGTCCCTACTTCTAAAGCTGCAGCTGCCGCAATACGTGTATAGATTAATTTCATGATGCTTTTCTCTTATTAATAAAAAAGAGGGCTTAATAGCCCTCTGATAAATGAGATTTTTAAGAATTAACCAGTAGTTGTACCTGACAAATCAAGCAATGTACCAGCCGTCATTTTGTTGCTTGTTGCATGCTTCAACCAGTTAGCACTTGAACCAAGTAATGTAAGATCAGGATTAATACCTTTGGTTGTATCCCAACTATAACCAAGAATATCTAGGTTAAATGTACCTTCAGCACGCATACCAATTCCTAAGTTTTCTTCATCATTGATGTCGTACGCTCGGAAGCCAGGTACTTGTGATTCAGTGACAGTAACTGCTCCCATTTGCAAACCAAATGCATCATCGTCACCTACAGCATCAGTAACCAATACCGGCTTACCTAAAGTACCTGGCAAACCACCATAGATTACGATTTCCGATTCGCCGTAGATTTGTTTAGTGATCGCATCATCGACAATATCGAAGTACGTATCTGAGTTCATTACCCATAAACTAATACGGCCAAATTTGTCGCCAAACTTACGCATACCACGTGTTAATGCTTTACGGCCATCCACAGCGATACTACCTTTTGCAACCATATCAATATTGCTAGAAATAGCGGCTTTTAATGAAGCTAAGCTGTACTGTAAACGTCCTGCAACTAAAGCATCTGCCAAATCATAACCAAGAATCATTGCGAACTCTTCAGGTGTGCGAGCTCGGCGCTTAAATGCCTCTTCTGTAGAGGCATAAGGACCATATTTATATGGAACTTTCACACCTACAGATTCTCCAGAACCAATTTTCTCAGGAACCACTTTGGCCGTTGAATTCACATCACGATGTTTGATGCTACCACCAACTTTATAGAAAGCTTCTTTATTGAAATCACCTTCAATAATTTCGTTACGGTAGATAATCGCGCCGTTTGAAGCTTGGTTAAAGACATTTAAATTGTCTTGCAAACGCTCTAAATAAGCAGTTTGAGCCAATTGGTTGTAGATGATCATGTCTGAATTTACTGTTGTAGTCATAACTACTTATCTCCAAATATTTAATGATTAGTTCGGTAGTTTTAGGAAAGATTCTTGGCCATGTTCTTTGATGTAATCGGCTCTTTGAGATACTGACATCTCGCTTCGCTTCATACCTGCTGGAGCTCCACCTTTGCCCCCACCTTGAAAACCGCCACCAGTTCCTTTACCACCTTTAAGAATTAAGTCTTTATGCTGGTATCCACCAACCAATGACTCTAAAGCTTCATCAACATTTGCAAGTTCACCCGGGCGGACACGTGAATAAATCTTTTCGCCGTTCGGATCATATGCAACCACCTTGCCTTCTTCGATTTTGAAGTGATGACCAAAGGTTGCCTGAACCATGTCCACAGGTACTGCAATGTTGTCTTGAATGTACTTAGAACGAGCAAAACCACCGCCGATAAGTTCTTTATGTAAAGAGGCTTCTAGAGCATCACGTTGCGCAACAATCGGGGCATATTTTTCCTCAACTGCTTTGATAGCTTCAGCTTTCACTTTCTCAACTTCGCCGGCATCGACCAGCTTTTTATCGTCGAGATTTTGGATTGTTTGTAATGCCTTTTTAGCTGCCGCTGGGTCTTCGATTCCATCAAAAGCTTTTAATGCTTTTTCGGCTGCTTCTTTGGCTTCACGATGTGTTTTAGCTTCATTGTTTAAGCGTGCAATTGTTGCTACCGAGTGTGGTGCATCATGTGGCATTTCTTTGCCGTCATCATGAATATAGATCGGCTTATCACCGTCTACTTCCGCATAAACTTTACCGTCGATTGTTACTGTTTTAAGTTTCATTGGTCATCCAACCTATATATACAAAATGGGCATCCGCCCGGATTCGCCGTTAGCATCCGCTTTCGGCAGGCAATAAAAAAGCGCCCTTTAGGACGCTTCATTTCTATAAATGATTATTTACTTAAAGCTTGGCGTACAAATGCATCTTTTGCTTCAAGTAGCTTTCTTAATCCTGTGGATTTTTCAGGCCCGTCAGGAAGTTGCTCATCCATTTGCCGAGCTAAATCACCAATTGGCTTACTAACTTGCTGCAAATGTTCAGGTAAATGTTCATATTGGAAATATTGGATAATAGGGCTTGGCATTTTCTTCTCGCAAAAAAAGCACCCGAAGGTGCTATGGTTAAAAATTAAGTTCTATTTGATGAGTGCAATTGCTTTTAATCTTTCAAAAGTAAAACCATAAATTGCCATGGCTTGAAACCTTAATTTGAAGAAATGGCACCAGAATTCATTTTGTGCTCAGAATATATTGAGCATCTGACATATTGATTTGCTTTTCAGGCATTTGTAGTACCTTTAGCTACGTTTACTTTTTATTCCAAACCTCTGATCTAGGTTCATCACCAACTAAGCGGATGCCTTGAGGACCACCTACATCAAATGTTGCCGTGATAGTCGCTGGACCCTCAAAAACACTACAATTCATTTTTACAGCGGTTAATCCAGCTAATGGAATACCTGTTTCCTCGTCACAAAGAGCAAGATGAGAAGATTTATCTGAAACTCTTTTAAGTACCAAATGTCTAACTTTTGATTCACTCATAAGCCAAACTCCATAAATGACAAAAGCGCTGTTTGGGCGCTTTTATAGGTGAAAATTGTGTCTAAAGTGAATTTAGGATTGCCTGTCATCGGCGATAATTACTCACAGTTAAATCCAGTTCCAACAAGGTCTTTTTTCAAATTTGAAACGAGATTTTGTTGTTCCTGCTGTTGTCCACTAAGATAATTTTTATCTAGAGTCTCTGCACCATCAATAGATTTATAAAGCTCTTTAGATTCCTCTAAATTGTCTTTTAAAAACGTGGTGAGGTTTAGTTTCGCCTGGGCAGCTCTACATAAATTATTTTTAGCTTCTAAATCTTGAGTAGCCTGTTTTACTTGACCAGTTGTAGGATCAAAAGAATATGCATTTGCCATTGCTGACTCCAAAGCTTCAGACAATCGATCATATTCTTTAAGATATTTTTGACTTGGTTCAGCTAAACAAGTGATGGAAATTAGGGTTAGACATACAAAAGCTATTGTTTTCATATTGTATAAATTCTGATGTTTTAAAAAAAATAACATAAGAAAAATTACAGACCCAACTTTTTAAAAGCTTTTTCATCCAACTTTCTCAAATCATCTAAGCTATAGAAACGGCCTTCAGGATCAAAGAACTTTTCAAAATCAAATTTTCCTTCCTTATAGAGCTTGTAACGCTTCGGCCCTAGCCACTCTTTTTGAAAGAAATCATCTGTCTTTTTAAAGAATTCTTTAAAAGTGGTATTGGCATCTAACTGTCCTATTAACTGGCTTCGCTCTTCTTTGGGGATGTCTTTAACTCTACGTTCGTCCATTACAAATGGCCGTTCGCCAACAAGTTGACCGTCCTTCTCGACCGGAACCAAGATACTGCGACAGTTAGGATGTAACGGCGGCACTCGCTTTGCCGGATCATTTATTTCCCACACTGAACCATCTAATGAAGCGCAAAGCTTAGAAGTTCGTCCATCTAAAACGCTAACAAATCTGACATATTCAAAGCCAATTTGGTTGAAGCTATTTAGATAGGCTTGATTAGCTACATGACTTCGCACAGTTCTTACCGTTCGCTCAATATCAGTTTTGGTACCATTTAAGATCCCATCTTCATAGTTAAGCCGTTTGGTACCACGAATACGCTGAACAATTTCTTGGTTAGTTTTGCCTGAATTAATACCATCTCGAATTGCATACTCAACCTTTTGACGGGCACTTTCAGCAATTCTTGAAAGCAGATCATCGACAAGAGCGCCACCTGCCAACGGAACTTTTTTAGCGGATAAGAATAGTTTTTCCCCATCAGGCTTATTAATTTTTGCTCCATAGAGCTTAGCTACGTAATTGGCCTCATAAACAGCCAGCGCCGTAGCAGAAACGGCAAAAGCTTCAGGTAATGCTAAATTAACACTGGCAAACCATTGGGCAATCAAATCCCTAATTTCCCTTAAATTTGAAGTTGTATATTTACCACCAGCTAAAGCAACTTTCTCCGACTCATTAAGCTCATCCAATAAATCCCGAAGCTTAGATAGCATCTTGCTCGTATCATCATTGAATAAAGCCAATAACTCATTTACCGTTTTTGATGAAGCACGATAAAGATAGGCCTGGTGCTGAGTGAGTGCTTCAAATAGTTTTTTGATATCTGTTGCCATCTCACTCTACCTTTTGATTTAAAGTCCCATCTTGCTCTGCTTCAACATTCTGAAGCTCTTCTTCATATTTTTGTTTAGGGAACATACCTGTTTGGTTGTATTCCCACCATGATTTAAATGAAGATCGGCCTTGTAGAGCTGCTTCAAATAACTGTCGAGCTAACTCAGCTAAATAACCCTGTTTGTTAAATTCTTGACTGATTTCGAACATCAAATCATCTTTAGTTAGAACATCCACATTAGGCGTTACAAACTTTGCTGCCCATCGTAATGCTGCTGACAAGGCTTCATTCATATTAACGACACAGAGCGAAAGAACTGAATGCTGAACGGCGTCATCACTATTTGCCTCTGTAGCAGTCTTTTTGCTTCCAGAACCCTTCTCAATTAAACGCGCCCCCATCTCCTTCATTTTTTCCCACTTATCTTTCATCGCTTCCCGGGCAAGAGTATTAGGGTCGGCTTGAACAATTCCTAATTCACCATTTTCAGGTAAAGGCAAAAGTACTTTCGCACCAATGTATATGCCACGTTTTTTGGCTTGGTCGTACCATTCCCATGTAACACCCTTCGCAAAGTATTGAGGTTGCCCCATATAAAAAACGGACTCTTGAAAGTCCGCACTGTCACGATAATGGGCTAAATTGAGATTGGCCAAAGGAAGTAATGGCGGCTTCTTAATCTCTTCTGAATTATCAATTGCACCTACAAATGTAAAAGGTATATAGGTCCAGAAATTCCCATTGTAATCTGTTGGAAACTTCTTATCTCCGCCAACCCAGTTACCCTTTTCACCCTTTGTGTACACCTGAACGGAATAAATATATTCCCCATTACCCTCTTGCTCTAAACGAAGTACACGATATTGCTCTTGTTCGGTTTTACTAAATCCATCAGCACCGCGCTCAGACCTAAATTCACGGATAACCACTAAGCAAAGCTTTTTCTGGTTATCGATCATTACTGAATCCCAATTCACTACATCAAGGGCATTTAGTAAATGAATCATCGGATAGGCTTTTTGTGCTTTAAATTCCGCTAGATTACGAGCTGGCGGCACATCAGGATAATCTACATATAAAGCACAACGATAATGCTTCAATAAATGGCGAATTCCATTTTGAGCCAATTGATAAGTACTTAAACCAGCACCATTTGCATTACGTTCTAAATGAGCAAGTTCCGGAGGAAATTTAAAACTTGGATCTGTTGCAAAAGCTGCTCCAACTAAACTATTTGATGTAGTCCCTGTTACTTCATAAAAGACTGCACGGGTAAGATAAGCCTCATAAGCGCTTTTATTTGCAGGTGACTTATCATGTGCATTTGGCATCGGCAAATATTTTTCACCTTTAGCCTTAACTGCATCCTCACCTTCACAAACATCATCAAGTTTTTGCCAGTATGGCAAGTTCTTAACATATTCAGCATGTTGAAAAGTTACATCACTCATCGTGCAAATCCCATATCAGCAAAGAAGGCTTCAAAACCTTCATGTAATTCATTAAACGCATCTGAGGCTGCATCCACTTGGTCATCATGTGTACCGTTAGGAAAATGACGAAGCTCATCAATAAAGTCCTTATTCCATTCACCTTTGAGCATACGTACATTTCCTACGTTTACTTGAGCGGCAAAAGGCTGTGCCCGAGTGATCTTGTCACCCGATACTGGTTTTGCAACCACATGATAGCCACTGAGAAGTTTTGTAAATGCCAGAGCTTGAGATTTCCCTGCTTGACCAGGATCCTGAGGAATTCGAACAGTTACGTTTTTTCCATCAAGCTCAGTGGTTTGCTTTAAGCGTTTATTTACATTGTCTGGACCAAGCTGTCCTCTAGTTACATCGACAATGTAAGTAAAACCATCTGCGCCTAGAGCTTCTCTTACACCTACAGTAAAGTCGCCTTCGTTTTCGGTTGCTCCAAAGTCCCAAGCCCTTACTTGTTTCAAGACATCCGCAGGCAAAGCATCAACAATTTGAATATTGTCAGGCTTAAAAAAACCGCCTGCTGGCGGTGATGGCATTTGTCGGTACTGCCCCGCAAAAACATACGGCGCAGCTTGCTCCATTTGCCTTAACTTTTGGATATTGTGTTTTGCTGGCCATAGTGCGGATCCGTCTTCCTGAATAGCAGAAAGACAAAGATGTTCCCATACCTCACCGTTACCACCAGCTACAGGAACGCCATCTTTTCTATCGCCTAACAACCAACCAGCCAAATCATCTTCATGAAGTCGCTGCATAATCACAATAATCGGCGTATCTGGTGAGTTAGTACGCGACTCAAGGGTGTTTTGGAACCAATCAATTACCCCTTCTCGAATTGTTTTAGAAGAAGCTTCATGCGCTTTGTGTGGGTCATCGATAATGATGCATCCACCAAACCCATCACGAAGTTTACCTGCGCCAAAACCAGTAATCGTACCGCCTGTACCAGTCGCATAGCAGACACCGCCTTGAGAAGTTCTCCAGAAGTCTTTAGCCTTACTATCATCACGCAATGTAAGATCAGGAAAGACCTTTTTATACGCCTCCTCTTGTACGAGTGTTCGAATCTGGAAGGCGTTATTTGCGGCAAGCATTGCCGAGTAACTGATATGAATAAACTCACAGTCAGGCTTCTTTCCAAAACACCAAGCCATAAAATTAATTACAGCAATTTCAGTTTTAGAATATCGTGGTGGAACGTTAATAATTAACCGCTTTATCTCTCCGCGATAAACTTTCATCAAAGCTTCACAGATTTCTAAGTGGTGCCAGTTCTGCATCCATTTATAACCACGGCGCTCCTTAAACATGTACCTTGTGAAGAAATATAAATCTTCTTGCGCCTCGATCTGGATGGCTTTATCCCGAGCCGCATCAGTACTCATCTAAGACTTCCCTCCGCGCTTTTAAGTAATCTTCCATTGGAACTGGAATTTCAGAATTAACTGTTTGGACTGGTCCGCCGTCTTTGCCTGTAATTTCTTGACGATTAGTAAATTGACCACCAATGTCTTTAGCGGCTTGCTCAAGAATTTTTAAGGCTGTTTTGACGTTTCTAGTCTTCTCAAGCTGTCTTTGGTATTGCTTCAGTCGGTAGTACTTATTAGCAATAGGAATATCAATTAAGCCTTTATCAAACTTCTCTCTGGTTAATTCAAAAAGCTCAACAAACTTCTTGCTTAAGTTTCTGCCCGAATATTTTGTTGGGTCATAGCATTCGCATTGGCTACGACTAATATCAACTCCAAACTCTTGCTTGACCTGTTCAACCACTTCTTGAGGGGTATCACGGCATGCAAGAGCTTGAACAATAAATATTTTCACAGGCTCTTTTAGTGCTGCCATAAATTCCCCTTCGTACAGCTACGTACAGCAAACAGGACAAAAAAAAGAGCCATAAGGCTCAATTGATTACACAGTTCCCGCAGCATCTCGCAATATCTAAATCAGAAACAAACGGCGGATTTTTTGCGACCTCAATAAGTCGCTTAACATTCTTACTTGGTCCCCACCGTTTAACTACGCCAATAAACTCTTCAACGTCATGACCAGCAAGATAGTGCTTAGGCAGACCAGAACTATCGCTATAAACAATTTCTCCGTCCTCGTCTCTCATCACTCCAATGTGGTAAAGCTCATGTTCAAGCAAATAACAGAACTCTGTATCGTTTGCACGCTCACAGAAAGAAGCGTCGACAGTTATTAAGTATGTTGGCACAAAACCGAACCAGTCACGCATCTGTTGCTCTTGTCTAGCTTTACGCCAGCCACCGACGTTAAACATTACTTTTTCACACTGCCCCAGCACCATCGCCTGCTTGCTTTTATATGCAGAAGAGGCCCAAGCAAATGCCAAGAACTCTTCATTATCATGAAGTAACTCAGCAATATGATCATGATCTGGATTATAAAGAGGCCCACCAATCGTTAAGTAATTAGCCACAACCCATTTTTTTAGGTCTGGAGCCGGTATTAAACGAATTGCTTCCTCTTCTTCAGCTTGATCAATAAAATCAGTTGGTGGAAACGGTCTGATCTGATCCATTAAATATTTGCCTCTTTAAGTTTTTAAGCCACTGACTAGCAAAATGAGCTTGTATCTGTAACGGGCCAGATTCATTAATTTTAAAACTTGGTGCTGCCTCTAACCGAACAACCGTATATCCCATTGCTTCAGCATCATCGTATCGATCCATACTCCAAGCTTTATCTTTGAGCTTACCTTTTCGACCACCTGACCATGGACCACCCGCAATTTCGACCAGAATACGATGTTCAATTAAATGAAAATCAAATCGCCAATGTTTTGTAGATTTAAACTTAAATTTCTTTTCATATTTGATTTCAAGCACATCTAATGCATGAGTAAATTCTTCTTCAGCTTCTAGGTATTTTTGAGTTGCTTTGGGTAATGGGCGGCTTTTTGGTTTTGTTCTTGGTTCTTTTTTCTTGTAAGCCAAAAATAATCGTTACTGTCCATATAAGGCCGTCCGTAAATTATTAACTTGCTTTTTTAATCTAAGAATTATTCTATCGATAACTAACATTTCATCACGGCTAAGACCCGATCTGGAGAGATTTTGATAACGCTCAAGTTCCTGTGAATATTTATCCAGATTTTTTTTAGCTTCGTTTTTGTCCATTTATCCAGCTCACTTATGTTTATTAAGACGACGAGCAATAAGGCGTTTTTTCTTTTGACTTAGTTTGTTAGGTTTACTCTTTACTGTATTTGCCTTACAGCTCAAAGGTGATGCGTGTCCACATGATGCAACCAAGGCGCTTAAAACACTTAGTTTTGTATTTAAGGCCATTAATCCAGCAGTTGTGGCTAGTAATAATCGGCTCATACGCACTTTTATTTCTCCAAAAATAAAAGCCCCGCCAATAACTAGTATTTGGCAGGGCTTCATGCGCCGTAATCCGTTCGGCAAAATTGAGAGGTGCCCCAACAAAGCACCTCCCGCGAGATATTCTTGGTGGAAGATGTGAGACTCGAACTCACACGGCTGTAACACCCAACTGTTTTCAAGACAGCGACCCATAGACCGACTTGGTTTAATCTTCCTGAATTGCCACAGCTTTCTCAGTACTGTGGCCTACTGCTACTCAACACTACTTGCTTCTCAAAGTTAGCTATTGATCGGCTTTTGTGTCTTTCGTTCGCTTTGGGCGGGGTGTCACCCACAACTTAGGGCTCTACGGCTAACTCAGCATGTGACGAAATCATACTGGATTCAAACCATCTACACGGCAGGTTTCAGCATCTCACCGTTTGCAATACAAATACTGCAAATCTCATCACAAAAAGATGAGCGCCTATTAACTTAAGGTTCCCTAATAGGTAGGACCAGAAACGCAAAAAGCCCATCAACTTAATGACAGGCTTTGATCTAGTTTCGCCTTCTTGCGTATGGTGCAAGGGTTACTTACTAATTTAGTTGCACCTTATTTACACTTCGCACAACTTTAACATAAAAATACCACTAGCCCTGATCAGGGTCAAGTGCTCAAGCAAAATTATTTGCATATTTCTCAATAATTTTTTGATCATGTGGTTTTGTAAATAACACGGAGAATTGAACTAGGTTTTCAGGGGTAAATAAGCGATTACCTCTTTTTATATAGTCCTCCAACTCCCTCAAATTTTGGTCATGCTGTCTAAGCTTTTTGGATAATGCCTTAATTGCCACCCCGTCCATTTGGTTGGGGTTCTTGATTTCCCTGTACAGACGATCAAAGTAGTCCTTTAACCTTTCAGCATTATGCCAATTGGCGATAACATCATATTCAGCAATATTTGCGACCAAAACCCGCTTGATGTCTGAGATGTTCTTTCTACCACTTAGGATTTCAGCATTGATTTCTTCTTCTGTTTTGAAGTCATCAATAAAAATAGATCCGTTGCTTGTTACCTCTTGTCCAATTCTCCTTCGCATCCAGTAATCAAATGCATCTTCTTTAAAGCTCTTTACTGCCATCTTTATTTGCAAGAATGTCATTTTGCCCGACTGGTTCAAAATTCTTTCTAGACTTTCCTTTAACTGTGGCAGCTTTTCATACATTGCCTTAATTTGCAGATATTGATTCGCATTGTCTCTAAGATGCTTGAATTGTTTAGCTTTTTCATCAAAACTCACACCAAAGTGTTTTTTCCCGCACTTATGGCCAATGATAATTTCATTTCCATCATGCAGTGCTGCGATATAACCTTTTTGATGTTTCTTTCCACAACTAGAAATCCCACAACTAACAAAATCCCTTAGCACATAAAAACCAACTAAATCAGAGATAGTGTTTTGAACATCCTCACCCCTAGCAATCGTCACTTTTTCAACAAAATTAGGTCTAGATGTGATTTCTTCAAAATTTGTTATTAAATTAAAATGTTGCGGATTTTCTATCATTCTTGCTCACCGTTGTTTAATCTTCATACAATTATCTGAATTACCAATAAATATCAATAGTTAGATCATACTGAGCCATTTTTATATCTAATAAACTGGTAGCGATTGTGCAAAGCTGCTAAGCCACAACGAACATCGTATTTTGCATCCATGGCTGTTCGCTCTGGAGTTACTAACTGAGTCCATGATTTTTGATTGAAATAACGCTCAATAATTGCATCCATCCAATCAAGCATAGCCTCAGAAGTGCAACCGTCTAAAATATCAATAACCAAGCGCTGTACAGCTCTAGCCTCATCGTCTGTAATTAGACAGACATTAGGTTTTTTAGATGGCTTCTCGATAAAATTTTCATCACAGAGATAATAAGCAACGATCTTTTCCCTATCCCCTTTCTTAAGTCTAAGTTTTGCTTTTTTAATCGCTCCTACTAATGGATTTTCAGTAGATCCACCAAAGCGAATCACTGCCCCTTGCCAATAACCAAATTGGCGCAACCATTCAGGCAAATCATATTTAGACCAGTCTACACCTTGCATGATATGCAACTTTACATTTTCTTTTATCACGCTTTACGCTCCCACTTTTCGAACCGATAAAAAATTAGATACAACGCCAACAAAAATAAAATTCCGTGAGAAAACGCCAGATATTTACCTCCACCCAATACGATTAGGGTCAAAACACATAAAAAGAAAAAAGTGATATCCATGAAAGCCAAAGAAAAACGAAATTTAGCTAGACTTCCTGAAAACTGGTGCAGCTTTGCAGCTAATGCAGCCATAACCAAACCCATAAAAGTTGCAATACAAACAACGGTCATAATGATTAGGAACGTTTTCATTCTGCAGTCACCTCAATTGCCTTAAATTTACAAACATCTAGAAACTCTTGAACGCGCACACTCCCTCTTTTGCCATGTCGATTTTTGGCAATAATCAGTTCAGTGACCCCAAGAGGTTGTAGTGTCTTGTCATCAGTGAGCGGATTAACGAGAATAATTTGATCCGCATCTTGTTCGATCTGCCCTGATTCCTTGATGTCAGAAGCTTTCGGTTTCTTACCTTTTTCTGATTCACGATTTAATTGAACGAGCGCTACTACCGGGCATTCAAACTCCTTAGCCATAGATTTAAGTTCACGACTAATAGAGCCAACTTCTTGAAAGCGGTCTTTTTTGCTCGGATCTCTTACAAGCTGCAGGTAATCAACAATAATGCATCCTAGTTTTGTACCCATCTTAGAGAAACGGCGCTTAGCTCTCCTTGCATATGCTCTTACTTCACTAATGCTTGGTTTTTGCTTTGGCTCTATCCAGATAGGCAGATCGCTATAAACTTGTTTGTAATTTGCATATTCTTTTAGCAGCCCATCGTAAAGTGTTGCATTGTGTAGGTTGTTGTATGGGATGGAGCTAAGTGAGCTAAACATACGATTAGAAAGTGTTTCTTTGTCCATTTCTGCTGATATGAAAAGAACACCCTCTTTTTTAAGCATTGCCGACTCAATTGCCATAGTCATTAGGTTTTCGTACGGCTTCCATGTCTTGCGGTAGCATTCTACATTCATCTGATGACTCTTAAGCCCTGCATATGCTAAACGGCCTTTAGCTGTGTAATGTTCTTCTAACTCTGGATTTAATGCGAAGTCCAATACCATGCGAGCAATCAACCATGCCAAGTGATATATAGCGACATGCTCAGGCTCTCTTTTCTTGTCGACTGCGGCATTTTGAATCATGATCTTAGCTAGGTGATTACGAACATATTCATAATCACTTTCTGACCTACCTTCGAAAATAATCAGTGCGGTGACTGACTTTGCTAACTGGGTATCCATTGAAGCAATAGCACCCAAGCGGTCTTGATAGTTCAATGGTTTCTCTCCTGTTCCGCGCACCACTGGCTCAATACTTGGTGAACTCGCAGTTAAACCATGAGTCAACCATTCAAAACGTTCAAACTTCTCAACTGCTACTGCATTCATACCGTCACCCTAAATCATTAAGTACTTTTTAATTTCATCTATGGCTTCATCTGCACCGAAGCAGACTTTGCACATGTAACCTTGTTCTTCTAAGCGTTGAATCATGAGCCTTTGACTTGGTTGTAACTTCCCTTTCTTTGACTTCAACTCAATCCAAAGCCCGTGTATCTCACCATTTGGAACAATTAGCTGAAGGTCTGGAACACCAGCCTTCACGCCCAACTTCTTAAACTTTGCAGCTTCAAGGATGTTTCTTGAGCCACCATTAGGAATATGAAACAGGTAATCACTCAAACGACCTGAACCATACTTCACTCGATGCGCCCAACTCATGAGCGTCATCTGTTCTTGATCTTCTGTAGGCACTCGATTAAATCGCTTTGAACGAGCTGCCTTCTGTGACTGGACCCTTTGAGCCTCTTTGAATGTGGTCATTGGTCACCCCATCGCTTTCTTGATTTCATGGATACAGAACTTCAAAGCAAATACTCTCTGATCATTACCGTTCTTTAGGTTCTGCTCTTTCGCCAATTCAAGTTGATTAACAAGCTGACTAGCTGCATTTCTTAACTTGTCGTTTTCAATCTTTGAGTTATGTAATTCTTGAGCTAGGCGATCTACTTCTAAGATTGCTTGCTCTCTTGTTAGTTCTTGGTCCGCAAAGCAGGTGCCGCCTGCATGACAATAACCGTCTGCTCCACAGTAAGGGCTTCCACCCTTACAGCGCATCACAGCATTAGCCCATGTGTCGTCGTTCTTACTTAGCAAGTCATGCTCACATGGGATCTTGGTTGCTTTCATCCTTCCCCCTTGAGCGCTTGCTCTCCTATCCATTCGTATTTGTTTGCACCACAACCAAAGCAATGTAGTAGCGCATAATCTTCTTTATCTGAGCCAATTCCTTGCAACGGCTCTTTACCGCAACGACCACACATACCATTTAGCA